AGATTACCAGCAAGTGCACTTCCAACATCAGCGCTTGCAGCAGGTGAGTTACACGTGGACACAGGTGATAGTAATAAAGTTAAAGTCTACGATGGTTCTGCGTGGATTTCTCTTAATAATGCGGCGGTCGGTGAATCAGGGAATCCAGCAGCTGACGGGGCTGCGCTTTTAGCCGAATCAGCTTCAAATGGTTCTTATTATTTTGACCATGATGGAACTGAATATCAGACTTACTATATAGGCGATGTTTTAGGTGGAGGATGGCAACTAGCAATGTGCGTAACTAATGGAGCGACTGCAGGTACGGGTTATACTGGTACGGGTGTAGCAGATTGGTTTAATGGTGATACTACTATTGGTGCTGGAAATACTGGTGTTAGTGCAACAGGAACTAACTGGTTTACTGCATCTAACTCTAGTGAGTTAAATGTAACATCAATGACAGCTCTTAATAAAACTAATTCAAGAGGAAGAGGTTTCTTTAAGAGTTTTACTAACATGATGATTCGACAAAATATTGGTGGAACTGTAGGATATCGAAGTTATGTTTTAAATGCATCTAATTCTTTATATAGCTGGTTTCAAACAGCTGACCATACGGGATTTACAAATAGAACATCAAGTTCATCAACTGCAGGAAGTGGAGTAACAACTAATAATTCAACAGCAATTCGGTTAAGTAATATAGATTTTAATTATCAATTAAGTAATGATGGAGGAAGAATAGTTACATCGGGAGGTGTTGTGACAGAATCTTCAGGAGGAGTAGCTTGCAGGGTTGATGGACATAGAGGATATAACTGGGTAGGAAACGTAGTAAATGACTACACTGCTAGGGCTTATTCTAATAACGGTAGACTTAACGATCACACACTATGGATATTCGTAAAATGACATATTTAGAAATACTACAAATCACATTCGGTGACCACCCTGATACTACATTTTCTATGACAGACCCAACGGACTTGTCAACATTAACTTGGTCATCAGGTAGCCTTGATAAACCAACCCAAGAACTTTTAGATGAAGCAGAAACAAGAATTCGTTCACAATACTCTCGACGAAGAGTAAGTGAATATCCTTCTATAGAAGACCAACTCGATGATATTTATCATAATGGAATAGATGCATGGAAGGCAACTATTCAAATAACAAAAGATAAATATCCTAAACCGGAATAAGAATAAATGACAACTAAAATAAGATTATTACATGATACAGTAAAAATAGGATAATAATATGGCACTCACAAAAATACCAGCAAATATGTTATCAGGTGTAGACCTGGGAAATAGCGTACGAGTAAATTTAGGTAGTAGTAATAATTTAGCACTTTTCCATACAGGAGGAAATGGTGTTATTCATAATACTACTGGTGAATTAAGAATTAGAGCAAATACTTTAAAACTTCAAGATTACACTAATGAAGATTTAATGATTGTTGCGACTTCAGATGGTTCAGTAGATTTATATCATAATAATCAAAAGAAATTTGAAACATCAGCTACTGGTGCATCAGTAACGGGTAATCTTGCGGTATCAGGTAATCTCACAGTAAGTGGAACGACTACCGAATTAGATACAACAAATTTAAATGTCACAGATAAAAACATAACACTTAACTATCATGCTTCCAGTGATACTTCATCTAATGCAGATGGAGCTGGTATTACAATTCAAGATGCTGTAAATGCATCAACAGATGCAACACTTAATTGGTCTGCCGCAAACGACAGATTTGTAATGTCACATGGTTTACAAGTAACTTCAGGCAAAGTTGGTATCGGAACAGCTTCTCCGTCTCATGGATTAACAGTTTCAGATATTGATGGAGGTGATGATGCAAACATGCGAAGAATCACAATTAAATCAGAAACTCATGGAGTAAATTCTGGATTTAAGTTTGATTCTGAATCTGCTAATGGAACTGCAAGAGGGGGTGGATATTATTTCCAGCCAGGTGATACTGATGCCACTACATATCTGGGATTAACTGCATCCGACGCTGCCTATCAGATGGTAGTTACTAGAGACGGCAAAGTTGGTATCGGAACAGATTCTCCAGGCACTAAATTAGACATAGTAGAATCTATAGCGGGTTTTGCAACAAGAATTACAAACAACCAAGATAGTTCACAAGGCTTACAAGTAAGAACTTCAGATAATGATACTGGTTTATATATTCTTGACTTACAAACCTCTACAAGTGCTACAGGAACAAACTATGCATCACAATTTGTTGTAGAAAAAGGTGGCAATGTTGGAATTGGAATCGATTCTCCTACGCACCCTTTACAAATATCTGGCGGAGCTTCTGATGGGCGTATGTCTTTTACAAACAACGCCAGAGGAAATGGTCAGGCTGATGGAATGTGGGTTGGTGTGGATAATACGCAATCTTTTCTGCTTTCAAGAGGGGCTTATCCGTTAACTTTCTATACTAATGCCACAGAACGCATGAGAATCGATAACTCAGGCAACTTGTTGGTGGGCAAGACTGCTGCTAATAACACTACAGCAGGTACTAGAATACATCCAGCAGGATATGCTTCTTTTACTATAGCTAACGATTATCCAATTATTGCAAATCGTTTATCTTCAGATGGAGATATTCAAAGGTTTAGAAAGGATGGTGCAGACATTGGAAGTATTGGTGTTGACGGTGGTTCTCTTGTTATTGGTGGTGGAGATGTTGGGATTGGGTTCTATCAAGGTGCTGATGCCCTTGTTCCAATAAATGGAGGAACAAGAGCTGTTAGAGATTCAGCAATTGACTTAGGTATGAGCAGTGCGAAGTACAAAGACCTCTACCTTTCAAATACTATAGGTAATGGTGCAGGAGAAGAGATAACCTTTAATAATGCACAAGATTATTTAAGTTTTGACACATTAGGCTCAGAACGCATGAGAATAAACTCATCAGGTAATGTTGGAATTGGCACAGATGCTCCTACTGATCCTTTAACAATCTGGAATGGAACCCCAGGAATAGCATTTAAAGATACATCAAGTAATGGAGAAGCCTTTTGGCAACTTGATGGTACACAAGTGAAATTTGTTAATAAATCATCAGCTGGAGAGATGATGTTCGGAACAACAAATGCTAGAAAAATGTCTTTAACTCAATACGGTGCTTTACACATTGATACTACAGCTGGATATTCTAATAAAAGCTGGGTTAATGAAAATACTGCAGCTGCACCCTTAGGTGGAGCAAGCGCATCAGGCAATACTTATCAAAAATTACGATTGTGGGTTGATGGAGATATTAACTTAAATCAAGGAAGAGGACTTCACTTCGGAGATGTTACAAATGCTGCTCCGCTTTGTATAAGAGAAGGTCAGCCATCGGAACACGGCACAGATAGAGACAAACTAGAAATATGGTCAAGAGGTCAATTAACTCTTACTTCCGAGCGTGGCCGGATCGCAACAGGAGATACATCAGGAGCTGGAACAGCAAGAAGTAGTGCTTTTTATATCAAGAAAAAAGGTCAGATGGGTGGTACATGGGAAGAAGTTATAACTACTCCTAATGGCGGAGATCAAAATACTCGAGTATTTGAAGATTGGACTGGAAGATGGGTCATGGTTGGAAGATTTGCATCAGATGCTAGAGCTTCAATTCAAGGTACTTGGAGTTCAGTTTCAGGTTTAAGTACGGCCGTTGCACAAGGTACAACCACAGCATTTAGTGCTGATTGGGGAGATGCATATCCATCTGAAGTAAGAATTATGGGTTGTACAGATGTTGAAGATTACATGGACACAAGAACAATAGATTTTATATATGGAAATAGACCAAGTGGAGTTCATTCATATACTCCAAGACAATGGAAACATTTCTTTGCAGGACAAAATGCAGATGGTATGACAGCAAACGCTGGTGGTTCTCCTAGATTCGGATTCTCTGTAGGATATGCATATGATGGAAAGGGAAGATGGTACAATCCAAACATGCATGGTATGGGTATGTCAGATGCAAATACAACAAATCCAAGAGCAGCTTATACTTCAGCAACTTCAAATGCATTTAATTGGAACACAGCCCTAGATGCTAAACTACTAGCAACTCATTATAGAACCTTTGCTTCTCAAGATTCATACCAAACAACTGGTTTTGGAAGTGATGACAATGTTCAAGGATTTTATGATTCATATCCAACCGAATACACAAATATGGGTGGAGGTACTACAGGCGGTGGGGTTCACGCAACATTAACTTCAGCAGTATTCATACTACTTAAACTACATTGGTAAAATAAAATGGCAGAAAATATAACAGATAAAGCATTTCCAGCAGAAACTCTAGTAGAAGGAAGAGTTATTGAATGGCATGATGGAAAAACTTATATATACACTAGCGGTGTATGGGTAGAACAGGAATAATTAAATGGCATTAACAAAAGTAAAAGCTAGAATAACTACATTGGAAGGATAAAACCTTATAAATAGATTATAATAGGAATAAATAATGGCAAAACCAAATAGTAAAACAACATTTATAGATTACTGCTTAAGAAGTTTAGGTGCGCCTGTAATAGAAATCAATGTTGATGATGACCAAATAGATGATAGAGTAGACGAAGCTCTTCAATTCTATCAGTTTTACCATGCTGATTCTATTGAAAAAATGCATTTAAAGCATAAAGTAACTAATTCAGAATTGACATTAACTGGTGCAGTTGCTGGTAATTTCTCAGTAGGAGAAAAGATTACTGGTTCAAATTCTGGAGCAATTGCTACAATTAAAACAGCAACTGGCAATAAGATTACATATAGCGCTTTAAAAGATTCAAATAAAGTATTTAGTACAGAAACAATAACTGGTGGAACATCTGGTACAACAGCTGTGATAGCATCTATTGCAAAGGGAGATATCGAAAACGGATACATTACTTTAAATGATTTAGTAAGAGATGTCGTAAGAGTTATGCCTATAAGAGATACAGTATCATCAACTGATATGTTTGATATCAGATATCAAATTCATTTAAATGATATACATTCAGTTGGATTTATGGGTAATCTTACAGAATATGTAATGTCACAACAGTTTTTATCGCTTTTAGACCAAGTTATAGATTCAGACGAAAAACATATTAACTTTGAAAGACATAAAAACCAATTACGTATTGATATGGATTGGGATAATGAACTTGAAGTTAACGATTATATTGTTATTGAATGTTATAGAGTAATAGACCCTGATACATATACAGATGTATATAATGATTATTTCTTAAAAAGATATGCAACAGCATTAATCAAAAGACAATGGGGTACAAACTTAATCAAGTTCGAGGGTATGGTAATGCCAGGTGGCGTAACATTTAATGGACGTCAAATATTTGATGATGCAAACGAAGAAATTACAAGATTAGAGGAAGAAGCTAGATTGAACTGGGAACAGCCAGTCGACTTCATGACAGGATAAACCATGCCGAGAAACGTATACTTTTCTCAGGCCGTCAAAAGTGAACAACACTTATATGAAGACCTGATAATAGAATCCTTAGGAATATATGGACAAGATGTCTATTACATTCCACGTACTCTTGTAAATAGAGATAGTATACTTAACGAAGACCCTGCAGGAAAATTTGATGATGCATATCTCTTAGAAATGTACATTGAAAATACTGAAGGTTTTGAAGGTGCTGGAGATTTATATTCTAAATTTGGTTTAGAAATACGAGACGATGCTACCTTTATCGTATCAAGAAGAAGATGGGAAACAAGAGTTGGTGCATTCTCAGATAATGTTGTTGACCCAAGACCACAAGAAGGAGATTTAATCTTCTTACCAATGACCAATTCATTTTTTGAGATAACTTTTGTAGAAGACGAATCACCATTCTATCAATTATCTAACTTACCTGTATACAAAATGCAATGCTCACTATTTGAATATAGTGATGAGGACTTTGAAACAGGTGTTGAGTCAATAGATACTTCAACAGCAAAAGCTGCTTATCAACTTCCAATAGATGTTACGATATCAGGTGGAAATCATTTTGCAGTAGGAGAAATAGTAGAACAAACTATTACAGCAGCTGTAGGAGATACTCCAGCAGTTATTGTATTTGGTGAAGTACAACAAAGAAAGAAACCATCTAATATTTTAAGTAAACTATGGGTATCTAATATTGGTACATCAGGCTCAACGTCAGCAAAGGACTTTACTGTAGGCGGAACACTAACAGGTAGAACAAGCGCATATACTGGAACAATAGCAAAAGTTTATAGCGATGTCACTGATTTAACAGGAAACTCTTGGATTGCTGATGAAGAAGCTCAAAATATAGACTTTGAAATAAATGCTGATGGATTTATTGATTTCTCAGAATCAAATCCATTTGGCGACCCATCGGAGACATACTAATGTTTGGTGACCATTTTTATCATGCTACAATGAGAAAGTCTGTTGCAGTCTTTGGTACATTGTTTAATAATTTAAAAGTTGCAAGAACTGCAGCTGATGGTAGTATTTTAAATCAAATAAGAGTTCCATTAGCGTATGGACCTAAACAAAAGTTTTTAGCTAGATTAGACCAAGAAACTGGATTTGATGCTCAAATGGCTATCAAATTACCAAGAATGGCCTTTGAAATTAGTGGCGTTACTTTAGATACTACTCAAAAGTTAGCTAAAAGAAATATTATATCTGAAACACATGCTTCAGATGTTACTAAAAAGAAAACAATAAAGCATTATACTTCATACGATATTGGAATGTCATTATATATTATGGCAAAAAATCAAGATGATGGTTTACAAATAGTAGAACAAATATTACCATATTTTCAACCAGAGTATAATGTCACAATCAAGCCAGTCACAGGGTTTGATTATAAACAAGATGTTTCTGTAATACTTGGTTCAATTGCTATAGACGACCAATATGAAGGAGACTTTACAGAAAGAAGAGTATTAATCTATCAATTAGACTTTACAATGAAAATGAAATTCTTCGGTCCGACAGCTGACCAAAAAATTATACGTGAAGTTAATTTAGACTTTCATGAAAAAGATAATGTAAGTAGAACT